AGCACCTTGCTTAAACGATCTGATTCCCGTTATAAAGATTAGATCATTAGGATTTGACGAACCATAATATTGCCAATAAATCGGTTCCCCGAATGGATCTAAAATAGATTTGTTTGTAATTTTCAACTGATTAGAAGCGCCAATAAAGCTTATATCTAAATCCATGTATCGTGAATCTATTTCAACATTACCCGCATTAAATACCCATAAGTCTGTTTCATTATGAAATACATATTGAATAGGCTTATCTAGAACGAATCTAGATAACACATCTGAGTTATATAATTTCTCCATAAAATCATGTTCGTCAGTTCGGAACGTAGCCATAGAATATGGTGGATTATCTGCTATGAATTTCACTTCAAAAAAACCGTACATTCTTTGTTGGTCAAAATCATAACTGTCATCAGCTACAACAAGCCATCTCTTTTCAGGAATTCGCATGTCGTAGATAAAAAAATATTCATTGCTTCTAAACAAATTAAAAACTTCATCTCTCTCTGTTGCGTAAGTTTCCATACTTCCTGCTTTCAAACAAAAAACCCCAGTGATTTCACGGGGTTCAATATCAGCAACTTGTCCTATACTACCTGGCCGCCCTATAACTTGCTCACGAGGACGGTTATATTTAGGAGATGGGACGCGGAAATCTAATGTCATAATTCCCACGTCACTTAACAGAGTTTTTTCACCACTAAAACGCTCAATTAAAACGTCCATTAATCATCTTCCTTTTAAATAAGATTTGATCTGAATGTTACTAGATTGCATATCGCTTATGATTGGT